TGAATGACCGGAGGTCGTACCCTCCGGCTTCGATCCCGACTGTGGCGTGGACCGGACTCCTCCGCCGTTGCCGTTCATTCCTGACGATGACTGTTGGTGCGAGCCGTGGGTAACGAAACAGATATGTTCGTCGTACACAAATGTTGCCGATTGGAATAGTGCGACTTCTTTCATTCAGATTTTTGCGGGCGCTACCGATCTACGCAATCTAAGAATCTCGGCTTACGAAAATCCTCGCGCTGATCTTCTTCCCGTTCCCGTGCCTTGCCCGTGCGGGATCATCTCGGAAGACCCTTATTGGCAATGTGTTGAGCCGTGTCAGGAACTAACCGTTACGCAACTGCCGTCTGGTTCGACGCTCACGATTGACTCGCGCACGCGTATCGTTTCGCTGCAACTTGCGGGCGGCGCGTACATCTCCGGTCAAGGGATCGTTGGCTCGGCGGGGTTCGCAGGGTTTCAGTGGTTTGATCTGCCACAATGCGCGACGCTGTGTTTTGTGATCTCGGTTGATGCACGCGTGTCTGATAGTGCGTGGGTGACGATTGGTGCGGCTGGCAAGTTCCTCGCATCGGGCGGCTGATCGTGGCTATCTATGGCGAACTGCTTATTGGTTATGACCTTGGAACGTGTGTGGCTTATCCGGGGCAGGTCTTAGATGTTTCAGTTGTAAACATTGTTAGCACTAACCCGATAGTCAAGTGGACTTATATCGGGCCACCATATTTTTCGTCTAACCCGACGGTCAAGTTTGATCCCTCACCCGCTCAATATACTTGTGACCCCACAAGTATGGGCGGGTGCTACTTCATCACTGTTCTGATAGAAGACTCGCTCGGCAACATATACCTATGCACAGACGTTGACGGCTATACGCAAGTTGATCTTCAGGTTTACGAGGTGTTCACCGGGTCGGTTCCTTCTCTTACCGCACCGCTAAACGCTGTTGCGCAGGTCGGCACTTCATTTGATATTGGGTGCGGTCCGGGTAACTGTGTATGGAGTGATGGAGGCTACCCATATCAGTTCGATTTTGCTGGCGCATCGTTCGTGACAACAGCCTCGGTTGTGCCGGGAGGAATGTTTCTTGAAACAACAATCACTTTGTTTCTGCCGCTCCCCGCAGGTACAGTTTTTGCTGCGTTAGCAGAGTCAACTTCCGCTGACGCGGCGTTGCCTTGGACACCGCCTTCTCAGACCGACGGCGCTGGAACACCCACGGCGATCTTCAGCACGGCTACGAGTTTCACTTCAATAAATGCATTTTCTTGGTCTAACGACAGCCCGCTCGCTGCCGGAGAAACCATCGTCACATCTGCAACGATCCTAACCGTTTATCCGGTACACAATCTTGCAACCTTCTTTGGAGTTGTGGACTTCCCGGTAGATCAAGCCGCGGTGATCTATGCGGGCGCTTTGATCCCACCGTTTCAATCCGTTCTCACCCCAACCTGCCTGCCCGGTGCAACACTCGGCGTAGGCGACGACATACAAATCCTGCTCCTCACACGAGGCGGTGGAAGTGTGATCGCAGAACTCAACCCCGTATCCGGTTCCTTCACCCGCGACGTTGACGCAACCTCAACCCTAGAAATGACCGGCGTAACTTCCGGTCTACTCGGAGAGTCGTGCTGCGACAACTGGGATGAGGTGTACCCGTGGAACACCGAGATTATTGTTTACCGGGACGGGCGTGACGCGTGGTGTGGTCCGGTGACGGGCGTTGAGTTTGGTTACGGGACGGTCAAGGTTACTGCGGCGGATCTGACGGCTTGGTGGGATCGGCGTGTACTGCCGACGAATCTGAACTTTGTGAACGTGGACCTTGCGACGATCTTTGAGTCTGTTGTTACTTCTGCGATGTCTACTGATCCGGTTGCGAACTTTAGTATCACGACAACTCCGACAGGCATTCTCGGCACAAGAACCTATTTACAAACAGATTACAAGTACGCTTCTGATCTTTTGTCTGAACTATCTAAGACCGGTATTGACTACTCGGCATACGGGCGCACCATTCTTTGCGGCGGTGAGCAAGTCCCCGCCGACCCATACGTTGTGCTGACGGACGAGTTTTGGGTTCAGCCTCCTACGATTAGCGCTAGGGGCAACGATCAAGCCACACAGGTGATTGTTCTAGGGAAAGGTGTTACGGGCATCGCGACTGCTGGCACGGCTTATACGGACTTCTACGGCCTCCTCGTGCGAACCTTCAGCGAAACAGAAATTGAAGATGTTGCGTCTGCGCAAGCTGCGGCGAACACACGACTCGCTCTGCTGCAAGACCAGTTATACATTGACTCTGGAACGGGCGGTGGCCTGAAACCAACAGCGCCGATCACGCTGCCGGAGTTGATACCGGGAATCAGGGTGCGAGTTGATAGCAGTTCTTCATGCCGTCAAGTCGTAGCGGACTTCCGGTTGAAGTCTGTCAAAGTCGGGTTCGATGGTAGCGTGTCTATCGACTTGCAACCTCTTGGAACGGTTGGCACCTGATGTCTTTTCGTGATGATGAACGCAATCTAGGTCACCGGATCGAAACGCTGGAAGCGCGTGTCCGTGCGTTGGAACAGCCCGGTGCGTTGCCTCCTGATCGTGGTTGGATTCTCGCTCAGGTCGGCACGGACCTCAAATACCTGTACGTCCCCACTGGGGTGTACGGACCGATTATTGGTAGTCAGTAGGTTAGGATTCTGCTATGGCTCGTTGTGGATGTTCTTCTACTTGTGTATGCAGTATGGGCAATGGCACTTGTACGCTTGCGAGCGGCGATGGTTCTGTTTCGACCCCGTATGTTGTAAGTGTGGTTGTTGATCCTGCTGCTGTGAACATTCTTGAGTGTGGTGCGGGTGGGTTGTTGGTTGAGTTGGAGACTGCTGATACAACCTGCATTGACTTGTCGGGGACGGGTACTGCGCTCAGTCCCCTTTTCGCGACCCCCATCATTGACGGCGTTGAAAACGGGAACATTTTGTCTTGCGGTGCTGCCGGTCTTGTCGCAGGCGGTCAACCGTTCTACGACTTTGTGCAAGCGCTTTCTGTCGCAGGCAATGTTGGGGCTATAAACGCTGCGGCTATCGCGTATCTTGCGACGTTATGAGAGGATTCTGAATGGCTCAGTGTGGTGTACCAACAGCGGCATGGCCGTTTGCGTGTGGCAATGTTGACCTGAATAACGGTTTGCATTGGGATGACGCGACGAACAAGTTTTGGGTTGAACCGGGTATTTCTACGACTGTGCCTGCTCGTGCGTGGCCTTATGTGGCGAGTATTGACGCTGCTTCCCCGACAGGTAACGGCTTGTACTACGACGCTGCGAAGTGCAAGCCGTGGGTTCAGCCGGAGTCCAACACGAACCACACCGTTGCGGCGTTGAGTTCAGCTATGGGTCCGGTTCTCGGCAATTACTTCCGACCCAAGAACGGGCCGTATGAATGGCAGTGGGCAATCTGGTGGTATGAGGCGTGGAGGGTTCTTGGTCAGCGGGTGTTCTTTGAGATTATCCGTCGGCAGGATTCGATTATGACGATTACTAATACGTCATCTAAGGGAAGGTCCATTATAGCTAATGTGGACTTGCCGCGACTTGTGCATTTTGTAACAGCGGAATCTGTTTGGTGTAATCTTTGGGCGCGACTTTGGTATGAGGTATACCCGACTAATACGGGGCCAACAGGTGCTTGGACCCAAGCGTTTGGCGATGTGCAGAATGCTGCGTTTTGTTTAGACCCGAATGTTTCGACACAAAATACAGGTATGCCGGATTATCCGTTTCAAGCAACTTGGGGCGGCGGCACCTATGGTCCGGGTTGGTGGACACCAACTGGAACGGTATTCCCCATATTGCAAGGTGGTGGTTACGGGCTGTCCGCAAAAATGGAGAGTATGGGTCATCTAAGTTGGATTGGTGGAAATGTCCCTGTGGGCCATTCAATCGCTATGACTTATAGCGTTGTGGCGCAGTCACCGTTCAACCCTGATGCTTCAATACTTGTCGGCCCCGGAGTACCCGATACACCATATGTGGCGAGTTACACCAACATCCTTAGCACCGGAGTTCTGAACGCAGTGATGATATGAGCGACCTTGGACCCAACCCATATCCCGTAACATGGCAACCGCTACCGGATACAATTCCCGGTGTTGTCGCTTTCTTCGCAGACACAATCGAGACAGTTACGAACAACACGGTTGTGCCGTATGGTTCGCCAACGGACTCTGCGGCGGCGTTGGAGTATTACGTCAACAACCCTGAGCCGGGGTTACTTCCATCGCCCGAGTATCTTGCTCAGAGAGCGGCGATAGAAGCACTCGGCTTAGACCCTGACATTCTTGCCCCGATCAAACCCGTGGACTTGATAGTCGGGTTCTACCTGAATCTCTTGACGTACTCCGAGGCGGGAACGCGCGAGTGGATTCTCGGTGTCGGCTGGTCTGAAGCGGACTGCGACACGATCTGCTCACAACTCGTCTTTGTGCAACCCGAGGCGGTAGCATATGTGGCTACGCTCACACCGGGTGTGCAAACAATCAACGGCAACCTCGTCAACATCATCCTCTAGGACGCAACATGACTCTCTATAAAGCGCTGTTCAGTCTCCCCAAGCACCCGTTCGGCACAGTTCAAGACCTTGACCCTGCGGACCCTGTGGTCGCCCAGCGGGTCAAATCAGGGATGCTGGTAGCCGTTACCCCGGCGGGCGAAACAACGCCTGTATGGGCCACTGAAGCGCCCCGTGTGGAAACCGCTCCGGTTGAAGCTGCGCCTGCTCCTAAGAAACGTGCGGCCCGCAAGAAGCCTGAACCAGAGGTTGAGACTTCTGACCCTAACCCTGAAGTAGAGGTTGAGGGTTCAGAAGAAACCTCCGCCACGCCTGCCCAGCCTGACACGATGACGATTGAAGCCCCCTCGTCAGTGATGACTTCTTGGAACCTGTCTGACTAATGGCCTGTTCATGCAACCAAGGCAAAGCCGCTACTGAAGCGAACCCGTCAATCCTCGGCGAAGATGTTGGCAACACACAACACGTTAGGGCCACTGTCGCAGTGCTAGGCGCTCGGGCGGGAGAACTTACTTGGGTTCGTGGTTCGCACGTTCCCGGCATGATACAAGCGGGCTGGTTGCAACCTGTCTAACCGGCGGCGTTGATCTGGTCGTTGGCGGCGGTGAAGTTGTCACTTGCTTGGTTGACGTAGGTGGTGGCGCTATCGTAGTCGCCTGCCATGCACGCTGCTGCTGAGTCAACAAGGTTTTGGAATGCGTCAAGCATCGGTTGGAGTGGTGCGTCACTGTACTTGGCGAGTGCTTGAGATGCGGACTCGCTGAGGTTCTCGCAAGCTATCTCAACGACTCCGACGTTGCCGGTTTTTGTCGCGGCGCTCACTCCGCTCATGTCTGCTTGAACTCCTGTTAGGTCATCCATGAAGGATGGTTCAGAGTTGAAGTATTCCTTCATGCTTTGTGGTGTGGGTGCTGCGAATGGTTCTTCGCTTGCGATTGTCGAACCGCATCCGCTTGCTGCGATCATCACGATCAAAGCTAAACCAATTTTCTTATTCACTATCTTCTCCCTTGGTAGATGTCTACATGCTGCCACACGGTGTGGACTTGAAAGAGGATTGCCCCGGCACCACCGGAGAGGAGAAAAGGAAGGGTTGGTGGTGCCGAGGACTAGCCAACCGATCAGGTATGAGGATCGGGGCATTCTGTTTCCCATTCTTCAACGAACGGCAAAGCTTGAATGTAATCAAAGCTACCGTCAGCGTGATGGACGTAGTAGCTATCCCACAAGTCAGTCCCACCATAGTTCTTGTCCTGCCAAGCTGATGGCAGTCCCGGTATTGAACGACTCCAGTGCGTCGCAGTAGGGTGATTCTTGACGGCCCGATCAAACCGTTTGGCTTGATCGTCGTGCCACTTGAGCTTTTCGAGAAGCTCAAGGTTTGTCCTTGCTCCCCGGTGTTTGTTTGGACTCTTTTTCCATTCTGTATTAGCCATCTGCTTCTTCTTCCTGTTTGGTTATTCGATCTGTTGTTTGTATCTCAGCTAAGGCAACGTCAACGTACTCCACCCAATCAGGGATTCGATACCTGAACAACCCCTGAGAAGGAACACTCCCGACAGGTTGCTCCAAAAGCCACTTATCAAAGTTGGTAATGCTGCACTGTTCGCCTTGTTCAATCTGACAAGAGATGAACAAGCGGGCGACTCTACGCACATCATCGTCAGTCCACCCGACGTACTCGTTGGACCTCGTTCTTGGTTCTAGACCAGCGGCCTCAATAGCGTTATTCCATTTTCCGAATCGCCTGATGATTGCTAATCCGATAGGGACATTACGACCTTCGCTTTGAGTACGTTCACTCCAGATTTTGTATTCTTTGCCGGAAAGTGAATGCCGTACCCCTGCGGCCTCTTGAAGAAAGCCAACCATTTCTTCTTTAGACCAGCGGCCTGAATAGTTCTTGCCGGTTGGATGTAGAGGAAACCGTCCGTCCAAGTACCTGTTGATTAGGATGTAACTGATCGAAGGGAACTCTTGAATCACGTTTTGCTTGTTGCGGTTTCGTTTGAACGACTCGTCTATCTCGTCTGCATGGTCTAGGACTTCAGCCCACTTCTGAGCCTCTCGTGCTTTCATACATTCGGCTTTTAGGTCAGGGAACTCAGCGAGTATCTGCCGGACACGTTCTTTAGTCACATCAAAGTTGGTAGCAATCTCATCGAAAGTCATACCACTAGCGCGCTGTTCGCGCATTTGCTCTACACGCAGTCTTTTGAGTTTGCGTATAGCTTCGCGCTGTTGTGCTTCTTGTTCTAGCCGTTCTGCACGCAGTCTTTTGAGTTTGCTTTTGAGTTTGCGTTTAGCTTCAAGATGTTCGGCTTCTTGTTCTGCTCGGATCTTCTTCATGTTGTTCTTGTCGATTAGCATGTCCGCTCCTTTCCGTTAGTTGTTTGATTATCGTACATTGCATGATGGACGACAAATCAGATTGCTAACAGAAAGTTGTGTCAAGTCACACCACGGATACCCTTGGCGACCGACATCAAAGCCGTAGCCCTCGTCTGCACGGCACGAATATGCCGGTCAATCGACTTCTCACGCGCCTCAAAAATCTTGTAAAGCCGGTACAAGTCATCACCAATCGCAGAATCAGGATCAGACGGATCGACCCTCGCACGCTTCGCACGAGCCTCACGAATATCCGCCGCTTCCTTATCGCCCCGATCAGCAATCGCTACAAGTATCCGATCACGATGGCTTTTCCAATCCGCTTCAGCCCCAGCCGCTTGTTCCGCTGCGGAGTAATGCTGCTCAACCAGATCAGCCAACTCGTCATCCACACGCATGATGCGCCGCTCAACCTCACCGAGTGATGGAAGCTCGGGAAGCATCTGGCCCCCCTCATCTCTTGTCCGTCCGTTTCGTGCGCGCTGGTCAACGTGCCTAGCAGGTTTGGCTGTTCTCGGATCGTAGTGGTCTGACATACGACCATTCTACGATTCTGGTTGGACGCTTTCCGTGGCCTCAGCAGTCAGATCCCCGGCCTGCACCGGACCGCAAGCTCGTGTTGCTGCGCGTGCGTCACCCTTCAAGAACACAAGGACATTCTGGTGCGACTTGCCCAACTTACGGGATACGTCGAACTGTTTACCGACACGCAGAATCAGTGAAGCGAGATTCGTTACAAGGATCGCCTCGTTATACAAGGTGAGTCCTGCGTCTTGGAAAGCGCTGATGGTGTCTGAAACGAAGTTGCGGTAGTTGCCGTCTGGTCCACGGAAGTCTCCGACGACGACGACAGCGAACCGATCATCCTTCAACAGTTTTGTTGACCTATCAACAATCTGTCGGAATGACTCAATGAAACTTGAGTAATCCATAGTTGAAAGATCACGCGGGTCGTCCGAGTACACCTCAAGATCACCATAAGGCGGACACGAAAACCACAAATCCGCTTCTAACCCTTGACACAACTCGCCCACCTCCGCCGCATCACCCTCAACCCACCGGGGCGGCGGCGACTCAGCCAACACAACCGACGGCCTGATAGCGCTCACCCATAACAAGTCACCCGGCTGCAAAGTCGGAATGCACTTCGCCTCATACCAAGGGTCCAACTGCACCCCACGGAACACAGTCACCGCTGCCTCATCATGGTAATCAGACGGGTGGTCAACAATCGTCACCATGTCCCGCCAACCGGGTGGTGCGTGCCTATCAAGGCGTTCTAACGGTGGATGACCTACACACACACCAACTACCGGAATGTCCCTCCCCGCCTCAACTAGACCCCACAGGATGCCCGCAAGAGTCATCCCCGACCCGACACTGTTCACGATCCGCTCAACACCTTCAGGGATATTCGCAACCTGCGGTTTCGTAAACTCAACAGCCTCCGGCGCTTCCATCCCATACGGGATCTCAACCCAACCAGACTCCGCCGCATCCTCACGCGCACGCGCAACGATCACCGTGTTATACCCCGCCTGATGTTGAATCAACTCACAACCAGCGCCACGAGCCGCAAGAAGCTCCGGTGTCAGATCCCCCGACGGGACATGCGCCCGACACTTCACACCCAACGCCGCTGCGATCTGAGCGACAAAGTTCACCTGCGGCGACTGGCGTGACCCAGCGGTGACAACCCCAACGCCTTGTTCACGCGCACGCTCAACCAGAAGCATACAAGTCCGAACTTTCGCACCCCTCACCCCACCGAAAACGTAATGGTCCTCACGTTTCAACCACATATCACCATGCGTTTCAACCGGAGTCAGATCAGGCATATGGTCCTCCGGGACATCCGGCACAAACGACAACCCCCCACAAAGCCTTTCACCTTGCAACCTGTTCGCAGCGACCTGCTCCGGGCGAACGTCAATCCCCGTGTACTCCCGACCCAACTTCGACGCAACAACCCCACGAACAGAACCACCCGCAAACGGGTCCAACACCTGACCGCCCGGCGGACAAAACCACCTATAAACCAGCTCACACAAAACCGGGTCAAACAACGAAGTCGAACCCTCACCATAACCCTCAACCTCAACAACAGGTTCAACCATTTTGCACCATGTCCGTCGCCTGATGGCCGTGACCTTGCGGCACAGCAACATTCCAAGTCAACGGTTTACCATCACGACCCAACTCAGACTCAATCCCAAGATCAGTCCAAGCCCGTTTGCGATCCTGCCACCAACCCTCACGACTGTTCAACACACTCACCGGCAAACCAACAAACCGTTCAGCCAACTTCACCGGAGCCTTACGAGTCTCAGGAACCGGCAACTCCTCAACAGGCAAAGTGTCCGCCAACAACGCATCCAAATCGTCAGCCGTATACGAAGCCGCAGCCAACAACCCCAAGTCAGCAGACATCACCTCAGCGATCATGTCCGCCAACAAACCATCGTCATAACCACCCAACTCGGCAGTCCGATTATCAGCCAACGCAAACGCCTTAGCCGTCGCATCATCATCATCGACCCACACAACCGCAATCTCAGACCAACCCAACTTCACCGCCGCCATAAACGTATGGTTCCCAGCGATCACCTCGCCCGTACTCTCACGAGCAACAATCGGTTTCCGCTGACCAAAAGCATCCAACGAACGCATCACCGCATCCACATCACCCCGACGCGGATTACCAGTCATCGTTCTCAACCCCTCAACAGGGACACACAACCCCCGCAACTGCGGAACAACATTCGACACAACAACCTCCAAATAGAAAACCGATCATACCCCAAATAATGCCTAAACGTATGGTAGAATCACAACCATGATTGCCGACGACCTCCAAGAACTACTCGTCCCAATCGAAACCCTCACACCCCTACACCACAACCCCCGTCGCGGCAACGTCAACGCAATCAAAGCAAGCCTCACCCAATTCGGCCAACTCAAACCCCTAGTCGTAAACCAAGACGGACAAATCCTCGCAGGGAACCACACCCACGCCGCCGCCGTCCAACTCGGATGGGACCACATCGCCGCCATCACCGTCAACCTCACACTAGAAGAAGCACAAGCGTTCGCAATAGCCGACAACCACACCTCCGACCTCTCCCGCTGGGACAACAAAGAACTCACCACAATGCTCACCAACATCTCAAACAACAACACCCAACTCCTAGAAGCAACAAGCTTCACACCCGAAGACCTCCAAACCCTCCTCCAAACCACCGACAACCCCGCCGCCTTCCAACCACCAGAAAAAGACAACACAGAACAAGGACAAGGAAACTGCCCCACATGCCAACGCCCCCTATAACCAGCTACGACCACCCCGGCAGACCAACCAAGTTCAACAAAGAACGCTGCGACAAAATAATCACCGCACTCCAAGCAGGCAACTACCGAGAAGTAGCCTGCCGCTACGCAGGCATAAGCAACCAAACACTCCGAAACTGGTTGAAACAAGCCGAAAACCCCGACGCACCCCCCGAATACCTAGAATTTTTAGCCGCAATAGAAAAAGCCGAAGCAGACGCAGAAGTCGCAGACATAGCCCTCATCCGCAGATCCGCACAAGACGGACAATGGCAAGCCGCCGCATGGATCAGGGAACGCAAGAACCCTGAACGGTGGGGGCGTAGAGACGCATCGAAGATTGAAGTTACTGGCGCTGATGGTGGCCCTGTTGATATGCGGGTTACGTTGGGTGTTGACTCGTCTGCGATTGAGAGTTTGGCTATGAAGTTGGAGTCTCGTCGTCGTGCTGTTGAGGCTGATTCGACGGAACTTGAGTAGGGTTTCCTATTTGGTTCGGGCTGGTTTTGGGTGGTTTTGGTGGTGTCTGGTTTTTGAAACCCGCGCCGTTGCTGGGCGAAGTGCGGGTCGTCCACCGTCGGGTAAGCGGTTGTGGTGGCCGGTCCTAAGTGTTTCAGCCGGGACCGGCCACTGCTTATGCTGCGAGGATTTCGGCGTGGATGACACACGCTTCTAGATAGGCAGCTTCAAGTGTGGGGTACATGCCATAGGACTGGCCTGCTCCGGCTGGTCGGGTAACAGCGATCTGGTATCCGTTTGGTCGGGGGAAGATCAGGATGCGTTCGCCGTTTTCTATGTTGGCGTTCCACCATGTGTGGGGTTCGGTGGTGGCGTGGCGTTGGCCTGTTGATGTGATTGGTGTGAAGGTTGGTGCGGTCATGTTGCTCCTAATTTGACTTTGATTAGTAGGTGGTTAGTAGATCGGCTGGTAGCCGTCACACGATGCCTGCATGATGCGGAATTGCTCTGCTGCGATTTCGCAGTCCACGCAACGTCCGGTTGTTGGGACTAGGTGTCGGTCCCATTGGCAGTCGGGGCAGATGTCGGTTTCACCTGATTTGGTTGCTTCTTGGAGTAGGGCTTCGATGTTCACAGTGCGTCTTCTTTCTCTACTGCTTTGAGGAAGCAGATCGTGCAGAACGTGGTGGTAGCAACAAGTCCTTTTACGGACTCGCATTCGGTGCAGGTTGCTGCGTCGGCAGCGTGTGTGGCCTGTACCTTCTCTACGATTTTGGTGAACTCGTCGTTTGTCATGTCTGCTCCTGTTGTTGTGATTGGTTTACTTCTCGAAGACCAGCGGGCTGTACTCGCTGCCTGACAGAACCGGCTTGGCCTGTCCGACCATCCAGTCCATAGCTGCTTGCCACTCCTGCTCGGTGACCTCGTGGGTCAAGCGGACGTTGCATCCGGTGGGCTTGTGGAAGATGGTGTAGAAGGTCGATGTCATGTAGATAACCCTACAGCATGGGTCTGACATTATCAAACCAATAATGCCCAATATGGAACATTTCTTCAGATTTCTTTTTCACCCCAAACACGCTCCCCCGCCAACGCAGTCGCATCCGGGTTCACATCCAACAACACCGAACCACGCCCCAACCGCTTCGCAGCGACCCCAGTCGTACCAGAACCACAAAACGGGTCCAACACAACATCACCCCGATTGCTAAACAACTCAACCACACGAGACAACAACGTCACCGGCTTCTGCGTAGGCCACCCAGTGCGCTCATGCGAGCTAGTCGAAATGAAAGAGATGTCCCACACATCAGTCATCAACTTCCCATCAGGATGAAACCCCGGCCTGCTCACATCAGTCCCCGGCGCATACGGCACACGCTGCGGATTGAACGTGTAACCATCACCCTTCGCATACCACAACAACGTGTCATGCTTCCTAGACAGATGCCGCTTCGACGCGCCGCCAGAACGGTACGACCAGATGATCTCATTCAAGAAGTTCTGCTCCCCGGCGATGTCGTCCAAAGCGATCTTCGCCCGATGAGTCGTCCGCCAATCCAAATGCAAAACCAGATTGCCGTTAGGCGCAAGCTGCTCCCAACAAGCTTCAAGTCGTGGAGTAAGCCACCGAATGTAATCACTCGTGGTGGCCCAGTGGTTGTCGGCCCATTCTCCGAAGTCTCTGCCTGTGTTGAACGGTGGGTCAGCGTAAACAAGTTGGACTGGTTCAAGTCCGAGTGATGGCAAGTCGATGCAGTCGATGTTATGGGTCGTGTGGTTCACCCTGTAAAGCTACTTCCAACAACACCGGCTGGGCAGACCGTAACCCTCAACTAGAGGTTCAGGGTTACTTGTGGCTCTGCTGCATCTTGACGATCAGCCGGTCGATGTGATCTTCAAGAACGTCTAGCTGTGCCATTGCGATGATTTCCATTTCAAGGTTCTCGTCGCGCATTGCTTGAAGGCGTTGATCGTCAACTTTGTTCCACTCCTCGCGAAGTGTGTCGATCTGGTAATCGTGTTTCATCAGAACGCTCCTGCTGTGAGGAACACAAACTCAAGTGTCCCAACATTGTAACCGTCGGCGTTGCCTCGTCCGATGAACTGCTCTGCGAACTGTTGTGCTTCAGCGGCGTTGGAGAAGAAACCGAGCGGCATGTCTGAACCGCTGACCCTCGCAGTGAAGTGAACTGCTGCTGGTTCGGATGGGAAGATTCCGTAGGACTCCATTAGAAGATCACCTCGGTTACTGGAATCAAAAGTGAAGTGTTGCCGTTGACTGTGATGTCGATTGCACGCTCAACCTTCGCTCGTGCAGGTGCGCTGCGCTCCGCTGCGGCTTTGGTGTCGAAGACTCCGTACTCGCAGTTGGAGAACCAAACGTGAATGTCGTTTGATTCAATGTTGAACCAACGGCTGACCTCTGTGGTCACTGTGAATCGTGGTGTGTTGATCTTTATGGTTGTCATGTTGCTTGCTCCTTGGTTGTGAACTTGGTTGTGATTGTAATGGGTGGGTGTGACACTTTGTCGTGCCACACCCG